AGGGCTTCAACACCGCCTACGAAATGAGAGGATACATCAGCCGCCGATTCTGACCAATAGGTATCAGCCGCCATATAGTATTTACCTGTGGCTGCGACGGTTACATCACCTGTAAACGCATTAGTTCCACCTGCAATCAAATCTAAAGTGGCGTTACCACCGTTCACCTTAAACGCTAAAGTTCTGTCCGAACTGTCGTCCTCATTCCACCATAATGCCAGTGTGTCTGAATTATTTGTATCGTTTAATTGCAACTCGACTGCTGTTACCTTATCCATGTAACCTGAAGAGTTTGTCACTAAAGACTTACTATTAGTCTTAGTCCCTGCTGTTACTGCGTTAAATTCTAATTGTGCCTTTGTTACTGCTACATCTGTGTATCCCATTCCAACCCCCTAATATATAAATGTCCCATCCGAAATTCTTATGTAATCGCCTGTCGATTCGATTCTAAATAAATTTATGTTTTCTGAAAATAATCTCAATCTATGATTTAAACTGCCCGTGTAAGAAAGAGGAGGATTGCCCAAGTCATTGAAAAGTTGTGTATTAATATTGTTACTCGTAAGTGGATAAGTAAGTAAGTAAAGTTGTTGTAATGTCGAGTTAATGCTCATCTTCTCTCCTTTGGTGTTATCCATTCAACACCATTTAATAAGTCGCCTGCGAAACGCCTATATACTTTGTAGTCATCCCAAGCCTTACCCATAGTATTCCTTGTGTCCCCATGAGTTAAAGCATCAAAACTAATCATCTTGTTCTTTTTACAACCCATAAGCTGAGAAATCTTTATAGCAGTCATAATACTTGGGTTTGACCATCTTAAGCCAAATTCTGTATTGTCAAATAAATAGAAATCGTTATCAAGCTCTCCAATCTCATCCACAGATTCAAACTTGTGTATAAGAATGGGATATTTTGTGTCTGGAGAGACAATATGGTCTTTCTGCATGGAGTAAATCTTATTACTCAACTCAAGAGGTTCAATTAAATCAATAGCTTGATTCAAAGTTAGGACTACACCTTCTTGAAAGTAATCCTTAGTGATATAAGAAAGGGAAATACCTTTACCTACTATGTAGCAGATTTCTCCTTCATGTTTACCTGCCAACTCATTGATAGATTTCACATCTACCTCCCCAGCTATAGTTACATCACTCCAACTCAACTTTCCTCTCCATCGTATCAGCCCTGAACCACTTATTAAAGTTTCCAAGACCAGCAGATTGCCTGTGGTAATGTTGAACTAAACATTCAATATCGACATAAGATGTTATCCCGTGTCTCCAAGCTTCGTGATACCAAATAAAATCAGTTAATTGCTTTTCATTTGGATCTTCTACATTCTGACTACGGAAAGGAACTAACTCAATAACTCTTCTATTGAATAAGACACACCCGACACCTGCTGCAAATATAGGCACTAACCTATGACCGCCTTGCTTGTAGTCTATATAGTCTGTTAAAGTCCAACATCTCATAGCACTTGAAGTTGGGTTTTCCATATTCTCAAATATCTCACAGCCAAATATACCCCATATTGTAGGGATAGGACATTGACGGATAATAAGAGAAACATCGAAACCACCCATTTCCTCATACTTAGGGTGTTGCTTAACAACATCACTAACTGGACGGATAATCTCTTGAACGGATTGGACAAAATAAAGACCTGTAACTACTTCAACATCATGTTCTAAGAGTTGGTCAATACATCCATCACTTACTATATTGTCACTCTCAAGCATTAATAGATGAGAGCAATCGGATTTCAAAAAACAATCTCTAATAACATTCTGTTTTCGGGCAAGAAGCTCAACACCTGTTTCGTCGTTTCTCTCTGCTAAAGAGATAACCTTGAAACCTGCCTTCTCGTACTCCTTCACCCCTTGTTTGTCCTCTTTCCATGAAGAGTTCCAAACTATGATCACCTCGTGACCTTTTGATATAACCTTAAGCTTATCAATAAACTTAGGTCGGCAATAGGAGTGACCATTGTAAGTAGCCACTCCTATCATAACTTTATTCATAGTCTCCTATAAGTTTCCTTATGCAGCACTTGTTTTAGTCCACACCTGACACCCGTAGGTAGATTGGTAAGTATCAGTAGCCATATTAGCAGAGAACACATAGTCTGTTCGCTGTTTCTTAGCTTCTCTCTCAGGCTCGAACCTAATAAGAGGATTGACATAACCAAAAGCTAAAGCTCCATCACCAAAGATTCCAGCCTTAGTAGCAGTTGTGGCAGTTGTGGTTTCCCTACTTGTGTAAATAGGTATTCCAGCTATACTTCCAATAAATCCAGTCGTAAGCATTTCATTTGATTTATCAGGTGTCCCACCAAACTGTTGAGAAGTAATAAGGTCGTTTGAAAGACCATAAGCTCCCCAAATCTGTCGTGGGTCAAATACACCTCGATAAGTTCCCATAGCACCAGCAGTTTTGAGCAATGCAATAGCTTCAAAGAAATTATCCACACTTATAGCAACACTTGAAGTACCAACATCGTTAGACGCTGAGAAACTATCAAACTTCGCACAAATGAGATTATCAATCTTCGCACCCATAGCATTTGCACCTAAACGACCTAATGTAACATTAATATCGCCTTCTTCAGATGAATCAGTTGAGTCATCAAAAAGAGGAATATAAAAGTTATATCGAGCAGGTGTTAAGGTTTTCTTTTCTGAATCAATAAGAACAGCAGCAGCGTCAGTTCCAGGGTCGGACTGTGACACATCACTTGCAGTTATCTTATTAGTTCCTAAATTCCATTTTGGGAATGAAATAGTATTTGCAGCATCAAAACCTTTAGAGGTAACGAGAGGCAACATAACATTCGCATCAGATAACGCTACTAACGCCTCTGCAATTACAATTCTTTCTACTAACGAACCAGCATAATAACTAATATCTCCAGCAGCCATAATTTATTCTCCTTTGAAAATTTTATTAAAACGATCCAAAGGGATAGATTGGTTAAATTTTAACCTACCAGGGATTTCCTGTTTACCAACTAACATACCAAAACCATCAGAATCAGAGATAACTTCTTTATCATCCCATACATAAACCATTTCACCACCTATAGTACCCGTTGAGACTCTACCCTCTTTATCAGGGTTGAATCCATCAAGGTCAGTTGGTTTCTTGTTTACATTCTTCAGGTCTTTCATTAATTAATACAAACCTTTCTCTGGTCTAAACTTCAAAGCTTCCTTTTTATAGGTAGCCTGAGTAATCTTTCCTGTACCAAAGGCAGTAGCTAATTCACCGAGATTCTTGTAGGGAGCTTTTCCTCTACCCTGTAAATTGTCCTGATCAATTTCAACTGTCTTCGTCTGCATCGCAACAACTTCTCTGAGAACCGTTATTGAAGTATCCTTAAAGGCTTCCCGTTTTTCTTCGGGTAACTTCCCTAACAAACTCTCTTTCTCTTTAGATTTATAGTTGTTCCAATCATCAACTTGAGGTTGTAATGATTCGATAGTTTTTTTCTGAGCCTCTATGACCTTTTGAAATTCCCCATCCTCAGAAAGCTTATTAACTCGTGCTTTTTCAGCATCGTTGTCAATCTGTAACAACTTTTCGTTTGCTACCTTTAGTGCTTCCTTGGTATCATTATACTTGTCTCTTGGAACATAATCTTTACCACCCTTGTTAACCTCTTCATTGAGTTCTGCGGTCTTGTTTTCTTCTGTCAATTTAGCCTCCTGCGAGTATTTAATTAGCGTCTTAAACATACACATAATCATAAAGTTCCAATATACTTGTATAATACAACATTATATGAAACAAAATGTTAGTTTAGGTGTTAAAGAGTCGTGAAAAATTGGAAACAACACTGTGAATATAAGAAGAAGTGGTTCGAGTTCACAGAATATACCCCTCATAGGGGGCAAGAGAAAGTCCATTTTCCAGAAGAGTATGCTCCTTATAGAGTGTACGTTTGTGGAAGAAGGTTTGGAAAGACGCTATCTGCCGCTAAAGAGTTGGAGGTTACAATGTCTTTACCTGAAACAAGGTCTTGGATTGTAGCCCCTAACCATAATCTTACAGATTTAGTGTTTCGAGAGGTCTGGAAGACTTGTGTTCATAATGAAAAGATGAATATAAGATCAAAGTCTAATCGTAAGGGTGAGAAGTATTTAGAGACAGCTTGGGGTTCTACCCTCCATGCCAAAAGTGCTGAGAATCCTGATTCTCTTATCGGAGAGGGATTAGACAAAGTAGTCATGGATGAGGCTGCAAGAATGAAGAAGGTCATTTGGGATGAACTCTTACAGCCAACTTTGGCAGATAGACATGGTGAAGGGATATTCATAACCACACCAAAAGGGTATAATCATATCTATGATAAGTATGTTTTGGGACAGAAAGACCCTGATTGGTTCTCTTATCAAGCTCCATCGTGGGTTAATCAACATGTCTATCCTGGTGGGAAGAGAGATAAGTTCCTGCTGTCAGTTAAGAGAAATCTAACAAAGGAATCATTCGATCAAGAGTATGGTGCTAAGTTTACAACGTATGCAGGCAAGGTCTATCCATTTGATAGGTATTTGGATGTTGGTGATTTCCCCTACGATCCAGACCTACCAACTTACTGTTCTATTGACTTTGGGTATAGGATGCCTGCCGTCGGATGGTATCAAACTGATTCAAGAGATCACATTTATAAGATAGATGAGATTTCTCACGAAACAAATATAAAAACAGAGGTTCTTGCAAGAAGGATATTGGCAAAACCTTACAGAGTTATTAAATACTTCGGAGATCCAGCAGGTACAGCAATAGGTGGGTCAGGTATCGGAGATATAGAAATATTTAAAAGGCATGGGATAAAAGTACATTACAAGAGAGATAAAGTCTCCAAGGACATCCCAGCAGGTATTGAACATGTTAGAAGTTTTATGGAAAATGCGAACGGTGAACGGAAGTTCCACGTCCATAAGAAGTGTGTAAACTCAATAGATGATTATGAAGCTTACAGTTATCCAGAAGATGACGGTAAAGAACTTAAATTGAAACCAAAAAAAGATGGGCTTCACGATCATACTTGCGATGAAACAAGATACTTCGTTATCAATCGCTACCCAATAAGACGAGGAAGATTCACACTATTAGATAGGAGTTGGTAATGTTATCAGACGAAACAATAAAAAATGCCTTACAGGATTTAAAATTAGAACGGATAAGAATGAGAGATGAGGAAGTCAATAAACAACTGGACTACTACTCCTCTAACACCAATAAATATACTTCAGAATATTTCGATGGGGCTACATCAAAAGAAGCTCCAATGTCAAACTATAACTTCACTGCAAGATTCATTGATAAGATGAGTAGAATATACCAAGCAGGTGTTAAAAGGAATGGTGGGGCGAAATACAGTGATATGATCCTCAACAAAGACGTTGCCATGAAACATCAAGAGAAGATGTCCAACCTTAACGGAACAATGGCTTTACTACCATCTCTCGGTAAAGACATTGTTTTTAAGTATCAACAGATTTATAAGTTTGTTCCATTCTTTGGGAAGGATGCTCTCAACCCAATAGCTGTAGCATATCCTATAATGCTTCCTGTTTCAGATCCTTCAAATACCGCAGAGCTTGGGTGGGGTTACTATGATGATACAGTGTATAAACAATTTGATAACGACGGTGGGGTGATACACGAGAGTACAATTAATCATGGATTAGGTATCCTACCCGTTGTCTTCACACATAAGGATCAC